ATGGGACGCTGGCTTGCTGGCAGGCTCATGAAAGAGCTGGGGCTGGTCAGCTGTCAGCAGCCGACTCACCGGTATAAACGTGGTGGTCATGAACATGTTGCTATCCCTAACTACCTTGAAAGGCAGTTCGCCGTGACCGAGCCAAATCAGGTGTGGTGCGGTGATGTGACCTGTATCTGGACGGGTAAGCGCTGGGCGTACCTCGCCGTTGTTCTCGACCTGTTCGCAAGAAAACCAGTGGGCTGGGCCATGTCGTTCTCGCCGGACAGCAGGCTCACCATGAAAGCGCTGGAAATGGCATGGGAAACCCGTGGTAAGCCCGGCGGGGTGATGTTCCACAGCGATCAGGGCAGTCATTATACGAGCAGGCAGTTCCGGCAGTTATTGTGGCGATACCAGATCAGACAGAGTATGAGCCGGCGCGGAAACTGCTGGGATAACAGCCCAATGGAACGCTTCTTCAGGAGTCTGAAGAACGAATGGATGCCGGTGGTGGGTTACGTAAGCTTCAGCGAGGCAGCTCACGCCATAACGGACTATATCGTTGGATATTACAGCGCACTAAGACCGCACGAATATAACGGTGGGTTACCCCCAAACGAATCGGAAAATCGATACTGGAAAAACTCTAACTCGGTGGCCAGTTTTTGTTGACCACTTCAGTTGGCAAAAGCCGAATCTCCGCTGGCTGTTAGCTTGTATGACTATATTAATGATGCTTCGGCACTGGCCTGCCTCATAAATTTGTCGCTGAACCCTTCAGAGGTAAGGGGGCGCAAATGATCCGGAATATTTTCAAACGGTTTACCAATCAGACTTTCCATTGTCCTCGTCCGGGTCAGTGGTACACCACGCCTGCAGGGCATGTTCTACGTGTTAGCCTGGTTGACCGTGAATGTCAGAAGGTGATTTGTGAACCGCTGGGCCGTAATTACCGCATCAGTATGCCGCTTATAGCCTTTCGCTCCGGAAAAAACATGAAGCATCTCGGAGGTGCTGCATGAGTATGGAGCTGATGGTTAAAGCGATGAAAATTCGAGTGGGAAATCCATTGCGAAAACTGGTTCTGATTAAGCTGGCTGATAATGCCAGCGATCAGGGTGAGTGCTGGCCCAGCTACCAGCATATTGCTGACCAGTGCGAGATTAGCAAACGTTCTGTGATGAATCATATTGCGGCCCTTTGTGAGTCCGGGCTGGTAAAAAAAGTCACCCGGAAAGGTGAAAAAGGTAACTCAAGTAATATCTATCTCCTTCATCTTGATGGTGCAGGAGATTCACTAGGGGGTAGTGCAAATAATTCACTATCTGGTGCAGCAAATTCACCAGGTAGTGCAGGAGTTGCACCAAGGGGTAGTGCAGGAGATTCACCCAGAACCAGTCACTCTTTTGAACCAGTCAAAGAACCAGTCAATGAACCAATAGCTGTTGGTGCATCAGTTGATGAGTCCGTGCGAGTTCGTTCAAACCGACCGGAATACTCTCCGGAGTTTGAGCAGGCATGGCTGGCATATCCCAAACGTGCTGGTGGCAATTCAAAATCTGCAGCCTTCAAAGCCTGGAAAGCCCGTTTGAACGAGGGGGTAAACCCCGAAACCATGCTGGAAGGTGTGAAACGCTACGCGGGCTGGGTATCTGCGATGGGCAATAGCGGCACACAATTTGTGAAACAGGCTGTCACGTTCTTTGGTCCAGATCGTCATTTCGAAGAATCCTGGGAAGTTCCTGCGGTATCTGCAGCCAGACGCGAGGACCCGTACTTCAAAGCCAGTTACGACAACGTGGACTACAGCCAGATCCCGGCAGGATTCAGGGGGGGATTATGAGTCTTTTGAATGAAGTTCAGAAATTCATTGAAGCCCATCCGGGGTGTACTTCCGGAGACATTGCGGATGCTTTTGCAGGTTACTCACGGCAGTGCGTTCTGCAGTCAGCAAGCAAATTACGTCAGAGTGGTCGTGTGGCTCACCGTTGTGAAGGGGATACACGCAGACATTTCCCGCGCCTGACTGAGAGAGCGCAGGAGGCGGAACCGCAACCAGTTCGTGAAACCAGACCTGTGCGCAATTTCTATGTCGGCACTAACGACCCGCGGGAGATTTTGTGCCTGACCCGCCAGGCGGAAGAACTGGAGTCCAGGGGCTTATACCGTCGTGCTGCAACGGTGTGGATGGCGGCATTCCGTGAAAGCCACTCCCAGCCAGAACGAAACAATTTTCTGGCGCGTCGTGAGCAGTGTTTACGGAAAAGCAGTAAGCGCGCTGTATCGGGTGATGAGTGGTATCTGTCAGGGAATTACGTGGGGGCTTAATGAGTAATAAATATTGCCAGGCGCTGGTGGAACTGCGGAACAAACCAGCCCATGAACTGAAGGAAGTGGGCGATCAGTGGCGCACGCCGGACAACATTTTCTGGGGAATTAACACCTTGTTTGGTCCGTTTGTTCTGGATCTGTTCACTGACGGTGATAACGCCAAATGTGCCGCGTATTACACGGCGGAAGACAACGCGCTGGCGCATGACTGGTCAGAACGTCTTGCGGAGCTTAAAGGTGCTGCCTTTGGCAATCCCCCGTACAGCCGCGCCAGTCAGCATGAGGGGCAATACATCATCGGCATGCGTTACATCATGAAGCATGCCAGTGCCATGCGTGATAAAGGCGGGCGCTATGTTTTCCTGATCAAAGCTGCCACCAGCGAAGTGTGGTGGCCGGAAGATGCAGATCATATTGCTTTTATTCGCGGGCGTATTGGTTTTGAACTGCCTGCCTGGTTTATCCCGAAAGACGAAAAGCAGGTGCCAACAGGTGCTTTCTTCGCTGGTGCTATTGCTGTTTTCGACAAGACCTGGAAGGGACCGGCAATCAGCTACATCGGGCGCGATGAACTTGAGGCATGTGGTGAGGCATTTCTGGCGCAGGTTCGCCAGCAGGCGGAAAAACTGGTCAGGGAGATGGTGGCATGAAGCTAATACTGCCTTTTCCGCCCAGCGTGAACACGTACTGGCGACACCCCAACAAAGGGGCGTTTGCTGGTAAGAGCCTGATAAGCGCGGCGGGGCGAAAATTCCAGAGCGCGGCGTGCGCAGCAATAGTTGAGCAGTTACGTCGTCTGCCGAAACCAACGTCGGCACCTGCTTCAGTGGAGATCGTGTTGTTTCCTCCGGATAACCGGATCCGCGATCTGGACAACTATAACAAGGCGCTGTTTGACGCCCTGACCCACGCGGGTGTGTGGGAAGACGACAGTCAGGTGAAAAGAATGCTGGTGGAGTGGGGACCGGTTATCCCGAAAGGGAAGGTCGAGATCACTATCAGTAAGTACGAGAAAACGGCGGGTGCAGCCGCCTGATCAAGAGGAGAAACGAAGTATGAATAATCTGATGGTCATTGATGGTATTGAAGTTCGTCGTGATGCTTATGGGCGTTACAGCCTGAACGATCTGCATCGCGCAGCAGTAGCATCTGGTGCAAATGCCAGAACCAAGGAGCCGGGAAAGTTTATTTCCAGCCAACAAACTGTTGAGCTTGTTTATGAATTGACCAACACCCAGAATTTGGGTGTTGACCCGGTGAGTATGATTCATGGGGGAAATGAACGGGGAACGTATGTCTGCAAGGAACTGGTGTATGCCTATGCAATGTGGATCAGCCCGTCATTCCATCTGAAGGTGATCCGTACTTTCGACATGGTAACCAGCGCACCGGAAAAATTATCCGGACAGGCTGCTGACAAGATGCAGGCTGGTGTGATTCTGCTGGACTTTATGCGCCGGGAATTAAACCTGTCTAACTCTTCAGTGCTTGGTGCCTGTCAGAAACTCCAGGAGGCTGTTGGCTTACCGAATCTGGCACCGCGCTATGCCATTGATGCTCCTGCTGACGCGCCTGATGGCTCAAGTCGCCCCACGCTGTCGCTGAGTGCACTGCTGAAACAGTATGGTATCCGCCTTACGGCTAATCAGGCATATCACCAGATGGTTAAGCTGGGGATCGTCGAGCAGCGCGAACGATACAGCCGTACCGCGATTAACAACATCAAAAAATTCTGGTCGCTGACAGCGAAAGGCTGCATGTTCGGCAAGAACATCACCTGTCCTGCAAATCCGCGCGAGACGCAGCCGCATTTCTTCGAATCCCGATTCCCTGAGCTGTTAAAGCTGCTCGATACCGTTCATTGAGGTGACCGTGAGAGCACTACTGACCCCTGAAATTGCCCCGCGTATGGGGATCGTATTGTTCAGACCAGGTTCAGAGCTGATGCCCCTGTTTATGCAGGGGCGTGTCCTGCTGGAGCCTGAGCCGGAGCGTTATTCATCTTTCGCCAGTGGTGCCGTTCCGGCGGCATCACAACCGCTGGCGGATGATCCTGCCGTTCGGGCCGTGTTCCGCAATGAGGAAGTGATCCGTCGTGCTGGTGGCGTGGAATGTCTTGAAAGCTGGTTACTTCGTGAAAAAGGCTGCCAGTGGCCTCATTCCGACTGGCACAGCGAGAACATGACCACAATGCGACACGCTCCGGGTGCAATCCGTCTGTGCTGGCACTGTGACAATCTTCTCCGTGACCAGTTCACGGAACGGCTGGAATCAATGGCAACGGATAACTGTGCCCGCTGGGTGTTGTCTGTTGTGCGTCGGGATCTCGGTTTTGATGACAGTCACGTTGTGACAATGCCGGAACTGTGCTGGTGGCTGATTCGTAATGATCTGGCGGATGCCTTACCGGAAAGTGCAGCCCGTAAGGCACTGAGATTACCGAAGCCTGTTGTGCCGACTGTTACCCGGGAAAGTGACCTTGTGCCTTCGGTTCCTGCCACCAGCATCATCCAGGATAAGGCGAAAAAGGTGCTGGCGCTGAAAGTGGATCCGGAGTCGCCGGAGTCTTTTATGTTACGCCCAAAACGTCGCCGCTGGGTTAATGAAAAGTACACGCGCTGGGTTAAGACACAGCCGTGTGCATGTTGTGGAAAGCCCGCTGATGATCCCCACCACCTGATAGGTCACGGTCAGGGTGGAATGGGAACAAAAGCGCATGACCTTTTTGTGTTGCCTTTGTGCAGAAAACACCATGACGAACTGCATGCGGATACCGTGGCATTTGAAGAGAAGTATGGCTCCCAACTGGAGCTGATATTTCGTTTTATCGATCGCGCGCTGGCGATTGGTGTGCTGTCCTGATTTTGTGGAGAAAGTTGATGCGTGATATTCAGATGGTTCTTGAACGCTGGGGGGCATGGGCTGCAAGTGGTAACACCGGGGTGGACTATTCTCCGATCGCTGCCGGATTCAAAGGACTTTTACCATCTGCCACTAAACCACGTCCGGCCTGCTGCGATGATGACGGACTTATCATTGAAAACTGTCTTGCTCGTCTGAAGCAGAAAAAACCTGAGGAGTATTCGCTTCTCATTGCTCATTATTTGTTGCGAATATCAAAAAGACAGATAGCCAGGACGAGAAAGAAAAGCGAAAAAGCAATACGAATTGAGATGCAGATAGCCGAAGGGTTTATTGACGGATGTTTGTCTGTGCTGGGGGTAAGACTGGAGATGGACGACTGGCTGCTAAAAAAGTAAAAAATGATTAGTGCGGTCCGCAAAAAGTATGTCAGTATGTTAAGAGTGGTTACTTCGCCACACAGCTTAAACCCGCCGCGAGCGGGTTTTTTTATGGCTGAAATCGGTCCAGTACAGTAAACGTGCTGGTGGCGGTGAATACCTGTCTTTCAGCTTGCTGGCTTTTTCGACAAGAGTTATTGGTGTGTCACGTTAACCGGAAAAGGGAAAAAGACATGCTGAAACAGCAGGATATGACAGAAACCGCCAGAGTGGTGTTTAATGAATTAAGCGTCACCGAACCGGCGACAGTCGGGGAGATTGCGCAGAATACTTACCTTTCACGCGAACGCTGTCAGTTAATACTGACCCAACTTGTTATGGCGGGTCTGGCAGACTATCAGTTCGGTTGTTACAGACGCCTTCAGTCCTGAAGGCTTTTTTATTTGTGGTAAATGGGCGGCTGGTGGGTGTTAGGGGCACCCACCAGCCATCTGCTCATGCGTTGGGTTCACAAGCAAACCTCAGGCCCACTGCTTTGCGCAAAAGCAGAATGAGCCTATCAGAGACAGGTTTAATGATCCATGCTTAATACTGTAAAAATATCCAGTTGTGAGTTAATCAACGCCGACTGCCTGGAATTTATCCGGTCGTTACCCGAAAATTCTGTTGACCTGATAGTCACGGACCCGCCGTACTTTAAAGTGAAGCCTGAGGGCTGGGATAACCAGTGGAAGGGCGACGATGATTACCTGAAGTGGCTGGACCAGTGTCTGGCGCAGTTCTGGCGGGTGCTGAAACCTGCCGGAAGTCTTTACCTGTTCTGTGGTCATCGCCTGGCATCTGATATCGAAATCATGATGCGTGAACGCTTCAGTGTGCTGAACCATATTATCTGGGCGAAGCCGTCCGGACGCTGGAACGGATGCAACAAGGAAAGCCTGCGGGCGTATTTCCCCGCCACAGAGCGCATTCTGTTCGCGGAACATTATCAGGGGCCGTATCGTCCGAAAGATGCCGGGTATGCGGCGAAGGGCAGGGTACTGAAACAGCATGTGATGGCCCCGCTGATTGCTTACTTTCGTGATGCGCGAGCTGCCCTGGGGATAACGGCAAAACAGATTGCAGATGCCACAGGAAAGAAAAACATGGTGTCGCACTGGTTCAGTGCCAGTCAGTGGCAGCTACCGAACGAAAGCGATTATCTGAAATTACAGTCGCTGTTTGCCCGGGTGGCAGAAGAGAAACATCAGCGGAGAGAACTGGAAAAGTCCCATTACCAACTGGTCAGCACATACAGTGAGCTGAGCCGGCAGTATATGGAACTGCTGAGTGAATATAAAAATTTGCGGAGGTATTTCGGTGTGACGGTGCAGGTGCCGTACACCGATGTGTGGACGTATAAACCGGTGCAGTACTATCCAGGGAAACATCCGTGCGAAAAACCGGCAGAAATGTTGCAGCAGATAATCAACGCGAGCAGTCGTCCGGGAGACCAGGTTGCAGATTTTTTTATGGGCTCAGGTTCAACGGTAAAAGCGGCACTGGCGCTCGGGCGTCGTGCGATTGGCGTTGAACTGGAGACCGGACGTTTTGAGCAGACAGTCAGGGAAGTTCAGGATTTAATCGTTTGAAACGGATGAGATTGCAGAATTAATTACGCACCATTATTATTCTGCTCCCGGCCCTTTAGCTCAGTGGTGAGAGCGAGCGACTCATAATCGCCAGGTCGCTGGTTCAAATCCAGCAAGGGCCACCATCACATACCGCCATTAGCTCATCAGGAAAGAGCGCCAGCCTTCGAAGCTGGTTGCGCGGAGTTCGGGTCCCCGAAGGCGGTTCATTATCTGTATCCTGCGTTGTTAGCTCAGCCGGACAGAGCAATTGCCTTCTAAGCAATCGGTCACTGGTTCGAATACAGTAGAACGCGCCACACTTATTTTCCCTGGCTCGCTTTTGCGGGCTTTTTTTTAAATGTCTCACAATTCAGGCGGTTGACTGTTGTCTGGTTTGCGGGGAGTTTGTAAAAAGAAACTGGCATGGTGAATCCCCCTGTGCGGAGGGGCAATCAGCAACTGGTGTTTTGTCCCGACCCTTATCCTTTCTGTGCGGGTTCAGGTGCTGATACTGAACTCACCGGGAGGCACCCGGCACCATGCAATGGCACATAGCGCCACTCTCCAGCCCCTCTCCGGAGGGGCTTTCTTATGGACAAAAAAATCCCGCGCTGGGAGACGCGGGCGGCAAGGAATAAACAACAAAACGTGAAGTAATATTTCAGCTGGCGAATAATATCCGACAGTAATCACTCTGCGCAATAGCGCGGCCTTTTTCATATTGCGGGCTGTTGTCTATCTTCTGCCATTGTCCTGTAACTTCCGGACTTCAGCCCGCTCCTCATTTTACTCACAATATTATCCAGGCCGGGAGGATTCATGGCATTTAAACACTATGACGTGGTCAGGGCGGCGTCGCCGTCAGACCTTGCGGAGCGACTGACACAAAAACTGAAGGAGGGGTGGCAGCCATTTGGCAGTCCGGTGGCCATCACGCCTTATACCCTGATGCAGGCCATTGCGGCGGAAGGTGATGTCACCACACCTGTGGTGGTGAAGCCGTCGGATGGAGAAGGCGCAGTTATCAGCACCACCAGCAACCCGGAGTATTAATTTGTTGTTGCCCTGGCCGGGCAGTCAAACGGTATGGCGTATGGTGAAGGGCTTCCGCTGCCGGAGACATATGACCGTCCGGACCCGCGTATTAAACAGCTGGCGCGTCGCAGCACTGTCACGCCGGGTGGTGCGTCCTGTAACTACAATGACATTATTCCTGCGGACCACTGCCTGCATGATGTTCAGGATTTGAGTAAGTTTTCACACCCGAAAGCCAGCGCAGCTCAGTATGGATGCGTGGGGCAGGGATTACATATCGCGAAGAAATTGTTGCCGTTTATTCCGGCGAATGCCGGTATTCTTCTGGTTCCGTGCTGCCGTGGTGGTTCTGCATTTTTGGCGGGCGATGAAGGTACCTTCAGCGAATCCACCGGCGCAAGCGAGACCTCGGCACGCTGGGGTGTAGATAAGCCACTGTACAAGGACCTGCTTACCCGTACTCAGGCCGCACTGAAGGCTAACCCTAAAAATATTCTGCTTGCAGTGGTCTGGATGCAGGGCGAGTTTGATTTGAAACAGGGTGCATACGCCACTCAGCCGGGGCTGTTTGATTCCATGGTGGAAAAATATCGTTCTGACCTGTCGGAATTCGGAGGTCAGTGTCTCGGGGGCTCTCCGTCATCGGTTCCCTGGATTTGTGGCGACACGACCTACTACTGGAAGCAGACTTATTCTTCGCAATACGATGCGGTGTATGGTGCATACAAGACGAAATCCGCAAAAAAAATCTTCTTTGTGCCGTTTATGACGGATGAAAACGGGCGAAATGTGGGTACCAACGAGCCGTCAGAAGATCCGGATGTTGCGGATATTGGGTATTACGGAGCCGGTGGTCGAACGGACGCCAAAACCTGGACGACGGCCGACCGTAAAACGCATTTTGGATCATGGGCACGTCGTGGGATTATTTCCGACCGTCTGGCAACGGCGATTCTTGTGCATGCCGGGAGAACCGCTGAATTCATTACCGGAAAACAGCCTGATACGGTGAAGCCCACCGGACCTTCCGGTGAAGGTACGGAGAGAGAGCCGGAAGCCCCGGTCAGTAACCGAACCCTGATGAGTCTGCTGGCGTCCGGCGAAGACCTGGCATCACAGGGCTGGCGCTATTATCACAAACCGGCGAGCGGAGACAATGTTAACAAAAACATTGCTGAAGCGGTGGTCAGTGATGCGGGGGCTACGGGAGGTAAGGCCCTGCAACTGAATAAACCGGAAAACCACATCTGGTTTCTGGAGCATGATGCAGCCGGACAGGGAGTGGAGTTACTGAAGAAGGGGGGACGTGTGAGCGTACAGTTTAAGTTGCCGGGTTCACTGGTGCCGAATCGGTTTGCCCTGGGCATTTACTGGCAGTTGTCGTCCCTGCCGGAGGGAGTGACGCTGGCAGAGGAAGGCAACGACATGCTGATGTCCTTCTTCCTGCAGACGGATGCGACGAACCTGAACGCGATGTACCACAAGAAGCCGAATGCGAAGCTGGATACGTTCGGGGTCTTTGATAACGGATGGCACACACTGGATTTTGAGTTTGCCGGAAACAACAGCATTCAGGTGACGCCGGTACTGGATGAGAAACGGGGGACGCCGTTCACACTGGTGAAATCTCCGGCATCAGGGGCGGCGGACAAACTGCAACTGACAGGCATATCAAAGGCGGCGACATATACGCTGCTGATTGCCAGTGTGAAGGTGGAAGTGAACAACGCGGATGCCGCGGCATGA